AGGAGAAAATTACGGTTATTCTCTTACTGAACCCTCCTGACAAGAACCATTGGATAGTTAAGCGTTGGTTTAACCTAATTGATAGCGGAATAGAAGGGTTCTATCGTGCTGAACTAAAAGAGGCTCACACTGATACTCGTTATATCCACGGTACTTATAAAACAAATACCAAGTTTATAAATAAAAAGACTATACATAACTTCTTGCGGTATAAAGAAACCAGACCAGATCACTACTACAATATGATTGAGGGATTAGTTAGTGAGGGTGCAAGAGGGCGTATTTACAAAAACTGGCAAGTCACTACTAAAGAAGAGTTTGATAAGCTACCATATGATTCTTACTACGGATTAGATTTTGGATTTTCAAATGACCCAGCTTCACTAACAGAGATCAAAGAACACAACGATACAGTATGGGTTCACGAACTATTCTATGAAACTGGCATGACTAATCCTGACATAGCTGGAAGAATGGCGAGCCTAGATGTAAGCAAATCAAGCATTATCTATGCTGATAGTGCTGAGCCTAAATCTATTCAAGAACTTATCAATCTAGGTTATAACGTAGTACCTTCAAAGAAAGGTGCTGATAGTATTCGTGCAGGTATCAATTATATGAAAACTAAATCTGTATGGTATACTGAAGAGAGTAAAAATATAGCGTTAGAGTCACAGAACTATAAATGGGCTTTAGATAGTAACAAAGAACCAACTAACAAGCCTGTAGATAAGTTTAATCACGCAATGGACGGGATACGTTATGGGGTATACACTCATAATCAACAAGACTTTATTGGTATAGTATAATCATCATATGAAAATAATTAACGGAGACAGTTTAGTAGAATTAAAGAAGTTAGAAGAAAATAGTGTAGATTTAACTGTTACCTCTCCTCCATACGATAACCTTAGAACATATAATGGAAATAACGAGCAATGGGGAGAACACGTTTGGAAAGGTGTTATTGAAGACCTATTCAGAGTAACCAAAGAGGGTGGCGTAGTAGTCTGGGTAGTTGGTGACGCTACGATTAAAGGAAGCGAAACAGGCACATCATTCAAGCAAGCATTGTGGTCTAAGGAGTGTGGGTTTAATCTGCATGATACGATGATATGGGAGAAGGATAGTTTTTCTAATCCATTTCCTAACAGATACCACCAGGTTTTTGAGTATATGTTTATATGGACGAAGGACAAACCCAGAACATTTAACGGCATTCTTGACCGAAGAAATAAACACGCTGGTAAAACAGTGTCTAGCACAGTAAGAGAGGCGGACGGAACTCTTAGTTGCAGAACGCCAAAACTAATAAAAGATTTCGGTAAGCGATTTAACGTATGGAAACAAAGTGTCGTGAAGAATAACAAAGGGAAGACACACCCCGCACCCTTCCCCGAACAACTAGCCCACGACCACATCATCTCTTGGAGTAACGAGGGAGACACCGTCCTTGACCCATTTATGGGAAGTGGAACAACAGGAAAAATGGCAAAACAATTAGGTAGAAACTTTATCGGTATAGAACTTGACCCAGAGTATTGCAAGATAGCCGAAGCAAGGATAAAATAATATCATGAACCACATCACAGAATCAGACATCAAACTATTAAATAAGATCAAGCAGTTATCAAAAGAAGTAAACTTTGGAACTATTAACATAGAACTTACCGTTTCAAAGGCTCGTATAGCAAAAGCAAGTATCACTGATACAACAACTATTGTGCTTTTATAGTAAAAGGTGATATAATGTAGTTATTAAAGACCTGAGCAGTAAACTGACAGGACAAAAAACAATCCTGTCTTTATGTTCGAATCAATAAAACAATTATTCTCAAAACAAAAAGGCGTTGACTTAAACAACGTCTTTTCGTCAACTCTGATTAGCCCATTATCAAAGTATAAAAAGAACTTTAACGCAAAAGATTTCTTGAATGCATATGAAGTATCGCTATATGCTAACAAAGCAGTAAACAAACGTGCTGAAAAAATCGGAGAAGTTAAGTTTATCTTCAAAAAAGGTGGAGAAGTAGTAGAAGAAGAAGATTTAACCAAACTTCTTTACAATCCTAGCCCTTCTTTTTCAGGTAACGAGTTTTGGAAGTTATACCAGAAGTATAAAGACATCTTCGGGGAAGTTTATATCTATAAAAATAAAGAGTCAGTAATGGGAGGTAAAAAAAGAGTTAACTCGTTGCAATTACTACGATCTGATTTATGTAAACCTAAGTTCAGTGAATACACAGGAGAGCTTATCTCCATTGAATACAGTACAGGTAAAAAAACACAGATTATTGCCGGTGAAGATATTCTATATATCCATAACCCAGACCCAGCACAACCTTTACGTGGTGAATCATTACTTAAAGCAGGAGTAAGACAGATCGAAACAGGTACTCAGATTGACGAATACCATTCAAAAGTGCTTGAGAACGGTGGGCGAGTAGAGGGAATCTTTAATTTCAAGGCTAATAACCTTAATAAAACACAATTACAAGGACTTAAAGACTCATATCAAGAACAATACGGTGACGCTAGAGCTTCAGGACTTCCATTGTTCTTAGGTGGTGACGCAAGTTACACAAGACTTGGATTAGACCCTGCTGAATTAGCATATATTGAAACAAAACAGGTAAACCTAGACGATATCGTATATCTAACAGGAGTTCCTAAGCCTGTATTGGGAATCGTATCAGGTGAAACCTATGCCAACGCTGACGCTTCAATCAGAATCTTCCTAAGAGAAACTATTAAACCTCTATTAGATGAACTTGTTACAGCATTGAACAATGACCCTGATATTAGTTCAGAAGATATTGAAATATCATTCATTGACCCTACACCAGAAGACCAAGAAGAGCTGAGAAAAAATCTAACAACAGCTGATTCTATCCACGCACTAACGATTAACGAGAAAAGGGAGAAGTTGAACCTAGACCCTATCGCTGATGGTGATGTAATACTCGTTCCTATGAACCTAATACCTTACCAGAGGCAACAGGAGGCTCCACAGCAAGAGAAAATAGTGACAAAGGGTATATCACACCCATTACAAAATAAAGACACTCGTAGGGTATATCACGCATTACAGTTAAAACGACTCGATAGGCGAGATGAAGAGATGAGAGTGGTACTAAGACAATACTTCGATGGTCAAGAGAAAAGAATAATTGATCAGTTAGAAGGAGTTAAAAACTTTAAGCAAAAAAATCTTATCTCAGAAGTATTTAATAATTTGCTTGAGATTAAACTAGCTAAAGAGTCAGTATTACCGTTATTAAGTAAATATCTTATCGAGGCAGGTGAACAATCAAAAGAAATTAGTGGCTCAGACTTTGACTTCCACGCTACGCCAGACGTTACAGGGTGGCTTGATAAAAAAGTAGACGTATTTGCTAAACAGATCAACGAAACGACATTCAAGCAATTACAAAACAACTTACAAGAGTCATTAGACAACGGTGAAACGAGAAAAGAGCTAATAGGTCGAATAAAAGACACGTACGCTAACAACATAACTAAAGCTCGTGCTGAGGTTATAGCAAGAACAGAGGTACACGGAGTTACGCAGTACGGTACATTACAAGGTTACAAGCAAGCTGGCTTACCCATCAAGATATGGACGTGGGCTCCAGGAACTAAAGGAGGAGTCAGAGAAAACCATCAATCATTAGATGGTGAAGAGGCTGAGATTGACGCAAACTTTAGTAACGGTCTAGCTTTACCAGGTGACGGAGGGGCTAGTGACGCAATTAACTGTCAATGCTTTATCTAAACAAACAATCATGAACAAATTTTACACAATAACAAATAAATCATTTGATGAGCTAGGAGTAACATCACAAAAAGAACTTTGGGAGAAGGTTAAATCAGATCACAAAGGACTTTCTACTACTGTTGAAACAGTCTTCACAAAGATTGAAGGTAATGACAACCGTTTCAAGGTAGTTATGTCTAAAGCTGAAGAAGATCGTCACGGTGACATCGTTCACCAAAACTGGCAATTAGAATCTTTCAGAAAGAACCCGGTATTTTTAGACTCACACAATTACAGCTCAATCGAGCATATTCTGGGGAAAATCCACAATATTCGTGTTGAAAACAACATGCTACAGGGTGAAATCGAGTTTATGCTTGATAATCCTAAAGGAATGCTTGCTTACAAGATGGCTCTAGGTGGATTCTTAAACGCTACATCAGTTGGATTTATACCAAAGGCTTTCAACGATCAAGGTCATATTACAGAATCGGAACTATTAGAAGACTCAGCGGTATCAGTACCGGCATTAGCTTCTGCTTTAATCGAACGTGGTATTGATATTGAAGAAGTTAAAGAAGGTGAAGAAGAAAAAGAAGACGACATAGATGTCGTCAACCCTGAACCTGATACAACCGAAGAACCTGAATCGACAGAAACGGATGAGGAAGAGGGGGAAGAAAGCGAGATTGAAGAAGAAATTGAGGAGAAAAAGGTGGATAAAACACTCGAAGCTATCCGAGCTATCAACAAGCGTGAGGCACGGAAGCAAGAGCTGTTGAAAGAATCACTTGGCGTTATACGTCAGCTTCAAGAGAAAAAACACGATGTTAATTCTCAAAAGCGAATGGTGAATCGAGCTATTAAACAGTTATTAAAACTAAAATAGCAATTACAAGCATTATAAATAATCATACATTATGAATTTTATTAAAAAACTAAAGGCATTACTTGCAAAAGGAGTTGCCACAGCAGAAGAAAAACTTGCTCTACGAAAAGAGTTTGAAGAACTAGACGCTGACACACAGGAAGTAGCAAAAGACGATCTTGAAGCAGTTGAGAACCTTTCAGAAGGGGAAGACGTACAAGAAGAAGTTGAAAAAGCTATCAAGTCACTATTTGCTTCAGAAAAAGGAAATATCCTTAAAGAAGTACAAAGTATTCTTGACGAGCATAAAGCTAAGAAGGAAAAACAAGTTGGAGCTTACTCACCAGAAGCACAGAAAGACGCTAAGCGAAAAACTGTAAACAAGTTCCTACGAGAAGGAATGCTATCTGTGATCAAAGGTAACGCAACTGAAGAATTTGAAGCAGTACGAAAAGAAATGACATCTGATGATTCAGGGACACCGTTTGCTGGATTTATCACTGATGATTTCCTATCAGCTGAAATTCGACACCTTCAAACTGAGTATGGAGTTGCAGCACGTGAGTTCACGACTGTTTCATTCATGCAGAAGTCTTACAAGGCTAATAACCTTGCTACTGACGTTTCAGTATTCTGGGTAGATGAAGCTGGTTCAATCAGCTCTACTCAAGCAGTACTAGGACAAAAGTCACTAGAGCTAAAGAAATTAGCAGCTATCGTAACTCTTACACGAGAATTACTACAAGAACAAGAAGTAGACTTTGTTTCATTCTTAGGTTCACGAGTTGCTGAAGGATTTGCTAAGGCTGAGGACGAAGCATTCTTCATTGGAGATGGAACGTCAACTTACGGTTCATTCACTGGACTTCTTGAAGATACAGACGTGAACGAAGTAACACAGGCTTCAGGAGATACATCATTTGATGATATTACTGTTGAATACCTACGTTCAATGCAGGACGCTACTCCTCAAGGAGCATTAGCTAACGCTAAGTACTACATGAACCGAACTATTCTTTCAAAGGTGCGAAACCTACGAGAGAACGGGGCTCAAGGTGCATTTATTTACAAGTCACCACAAGGGAATGAACCAGCAAACATTGATGGTTACCCAGTTGTCCTTGTAGAGGCTATGCCAAAGGGAACTGATGACGCAGTAGATACTTCATACGTTCTATTCGGAGATTTGCGAAAAGCAACTATTCGAGGAATTAGAGGAGGAATCGTAGCTGATCGTTTCAATGCAGGAGCAGTTCGAAACGTAGCAGACAATGCTGACATCAACCTAATTACTACTGATAGAGAAGCAGTGCGATGGATTTCACAAGTTGGATATATTGCAATCATTCCTACAGCTGTAACTAGACTTACAACAGCGGCATCATAGTCGGTTAGATAAAACAAATTCGTTTGTTTTATTTGTACCGCTTATGAAGCGGATATTATCAATTAACATCACAAAGTTATGTCAAACAAAAAAACAATCTATAAAAATATAGATACAGGAAAGAGAATCGTGACAAGCGAAAAGCTAGACTCTGAACACTGGGAAAAAGTCGGAGAATGGAGAGTGGCTCAAATGCAACCAAGCATGATAAGAGCAAAGAAAGCTAGTGAAACTGTACTTTCAAAGAAGGAAGTAAAAGAAAATGGCTAATCGTGACTACACAACCGATTCTCTTATTGAAAACTACCTTAACAAAGAAATACCTGATGTTGATCTAAATCCGTTCATATTAGCAACTCAAAAATACATAGAGCAATATACTCATAGAGTATTCAAAGCTGACAGCACAGCAAGTGCCAGAAGTTATGACGGAAACGGAAGACAAGCTCTAAATATTGATGATTGTGTTGAAGTTACCCTTGTAGAAATTGGAAACAACACTTGGGGTGATAGTTATACAACTATTCCATCTTCAGGCGCTAACTCATACATCACCTTACCTACAAACAACGAAGCTGATGAGGTTCCTATCAATAAAATAGGACTCAGAGCTAACGTATGGACTCATGGAGTTGCAAACAATCGTATCACCGCTAAGTGGGGTTACTCAGTTGAAGTACCAAGTGATATTCAATTCGCAGCAACGGTACTAGCTTCTGGAATGTACAACGAAAATAAAGGAGGTAACACTGGAGCTATAAAAAGCGAAAAGATCGGGCAATACTCAGTTACTTACGCAGACAGTAAAGGTGCTGATGATCTAAAAAGGTCGATGGAAATACTCGATTCTTACCGAAAGATGTTCATATGAGCATAGAAAGATTTTATACGACAACCTTTACCGTCACTCGACAGGAATGGGTAGATGATAAGTCAACACTTGGTGTTGTTGGGACATTCTTAGGGCATATACAGCAAGCAACATCAGACGTTCTAAACCAGTATGAGGGGCTTAGATTAACGAAAGGGTGGATTGTATGGTGTAAGCCAGATACGGACGTTACAGAGGGCGACAGGCTGTCTGTGGGCGATACTACATACGATGTACGCTTTGTTGAGAATAGAAACGTAGGTTCAGAAGGTCATTTACAGCTAGTCTTAGAATTAAATGGTTAAAAGGATAACTGAGGCTCAACTTATAAGAGCAATCAAGTCAGCTCCACAGGAGGTAGAACGAGAAGGTAAGATTTACTTGCAAAGAGGTATCAGTGAGTACAAAAGGGTGGCTGTACAAAGCACACCGTGGCGAGTCGGTAAAAACGGTGGTGGTATTCCACGAGATACTGGAAACCTAAGAGAACGTCATCAAACACGTATCAAAGGTCTAACTGCAACATTCGGTGTATCAGATAGTGCGGTACCATATGCAAAATATGTTCACGGGAGAAAAGCAGGTGAAGTAAACTCAAGAAATGGAGTGGAAAGTAGACCGTGGCTTGATTACGCAAAAAATAAAGCTGAAAAAAGAGTCGAAAAACACTACAACACGTTTATGGACGCAATATTAAAACACATAGCAAGCTAGTATGAATACAATTTATAGAGAATTGAATAACAAGATTCAGACCATTCTTGAATCAGTGGATAAGGTAAGCAGTATCTATGCTTATCCTGCAAAAAAAATAGATTCCTATCCCAGTGCGATCTATTATCCATCGACATTCGAGAATACGTTTGAAACAACAGGGAGTAACTTCAAAACATACGGTTATAGGCTTTGGATAGTAGTAAATACAGAAGGAACAACGATTGAAAATGTATTTGATACCATAATGCCAAACGTAATGGATGAAGTATTACAAGCGATTGATGAGGGGTGGGACTTCTCAACAATCGGAGGACACCGAGTATGGTGCAAGGTAGACACAGGAGGATGGAGCGTATCAGAAGAAAACGCAGGGGTAGAAGTAACAGCAGAAATTGATTTAAGTATCAAACTATTAACAAATAACTAATTAACATTATGGCAGAGATTATTGGAAGGGAAATTGAAGTCGGACTCTCAACAGAGGCGACAAGAGGAACAGCGGAGTCAACCGTTGATAAATGGGTAAAGAATGTATCAGCAACGGTAGTGGAACGAGCTGAACACGCAGAAGATGACTCAACACGAGGACGTTTTGAGGATATGGATGGACGAAGAGTTACACAAAAATACGTTGAAGGAGATATTGAAGGAATTGCACACGTAGACGCACTTGGATATTTATATTCATCAGTATATGGGATTGTAAACTCATCAGTGGTATCAGGGTCAGTATACGATCACGTATTTACACTAGGGCAAAACAGTCAGCACCAGTCACTAACTATTTTTGGAAAAGATGGTGGAGTACAGCAACTAGCATATGCCGGATGTATGGTTTCAACACTTGAAATTAACGCAACAGTAGATGACTATGTACGATTTACCGCTTCATTTACAGGTAAAACAGCAACAGATAATTCATCAACGCCAAGTTATGACACTGAGTATGACTTTATCGGACGTGACATCACTGTAAAGATTGCTGATACAGAAGCAGGGCTTACAGGAGCAACAGCAACAAAGCTAAAAGACATTACCGTAACTCACGATCAAGGAGCTATTCGAGATCACGTATTCGGTTCATATGACCCAGATGACGTATACAACTCAAAGCAAATGATTGAAGGTTCATTCACTATTAACTTCACAAACGAAGATTTCAAAGACCTATACTTAGGTGACGGTGCAAAGTACATGAGCATTACTATTCAAGGTGAAGCTGATCTAGGAGGTGGAAATAATCCAACAATTACTTATCTATTCAATAAAGTTCAATTTACAGACTGGAATCGTTCAGGTGGAAATGATGAACTAGTAACATCACCTGTATCATTTAGAGCTTTCTATAATGATGTAGATGACCAAGCGAGTCAGGTAACACTACGAAATTTGACTAGCGTATATCAAAACGTTCCTAGTAGTTAAGTTTTAGGTGTATTGGTGTGATATAATGTAATTAATGAAAACATTATATAAACAATGCAAAAGATGTAAAAAACAATTTAATAAACCTGTAAATTGCTCATTAAAAGAATGGGAAAATGTTAGGAAATATTGCTCTCGTGATTGTGCATCTCCCAAGAACCCAGCAAAGAAATGTTTAGAGTGTGGTAAAACATTTCAACGATCACATAAACAGGAAAAAAGGTGTAGCAGAGAATGTTATTACAATTCAAAAAGAGGAAAAGAACCTTGGAATAAAGGAAAAACTAAAGAAGAAGACAGTAGAATAGCACAACCTTGGTTAGGTAAAAAAAGAAAACCTGAAACAATGGAAAAAATTGCTAAAACACTAAGGAAGCCAAGAGTTAAATGTAAGGAATGTAAAAAAGTTTTAACAAATAGAAGATGTACTTTTTGTCAAGATTGTTACAAAGGAAAAAATACTTTTTTATGGAAAGGAGGAATATATCCTAAACATTTAGCAATAAGACAATCTCCTGAATATAAAAAATGGAGAAAACTAGTATTTGAAAGAGATAATTATACTTGTCAAATTTGTAATATAAAAGGTGTTGAATTAAATGCAGATCATATAAAACCTTTTTCTACTTATCCAGAATTAAGAACTAAATTATCAAACGGAAGAACGCTTTGTGTTCCTTGTCACAGGAAAACTGATACATATGGAATAAAAGCAATTAAATTAAAAAAAATTAACTAATAAATAATATGAAAATAACACTATCAAACAACCAAGAGGTAACACTAAAAGAGGCACTAACGTGGGGGGACGCACAAAAAATTCAAGCAACCATGATGTCATCAGCTAAAATGTCAGGAAAGGCAAACAAAACTGATGATTTAGGAATTGACTTTGATACATCAGGATTATTGGAAGCAAAATACGTTGCTATGGAGTGTGCTGTACTTGAAATTAAAGACGGTGAAAATATTAAAAAGTTTTCTCGAGATTGGGTTAATGGATTGAGTGTTAAAGACGGTAATACTATTCACGAAGCTGTAGATGAACTCTCAAAAAAATAGAAAGGGATTCCTTCAAACTAAGGTCGCAATTAGAAGGTAAAATCCCACCTAGTGAAATGGTAGTGTTCGAGCAACTATCTAGGGAATACGGCTGGACTACAAATGAAATAAGAAATATGCCACACCAAGACATTCGTGATTATATTCAAATCGTTTCAGTTCGTAACCAAATTAAAAAATATAACCAAATGAAACATGGCAGAAAATAGGCAATTAAACTTAATACTTGAACTTAAAGATAATGCTACGAAAGAGCTTGGTGCTTTTCAAGGTAAACTAAAGAGTCTAACTCCAACATTTCAAAAAATGGCTGCGTTTGGAACTGCGGCTTTTGTTGGTGTTTCTGCTGTAATTGGAAAAACAACTCAAGAGGCAGCAAGAGCAGAAGGTACATGGAACAAGTTTAATACTGTATTTGGAGATGGTGCTGACCAAATGAGAGATTTTATTGATGATCTAAGAAAAGAAATGCCTACAGCAACACATGAAATTGCTCGTATGGCAGCCGATTTACAAGACTTGATTATCCCTATGGGTATAGGTAGGCAAGAAGCTCAAGGAATGACAAAAGAAATGGTAGTTCTTGCAAACAAATTAGCCGCATTTAACGATGTTGACCCTACAGAAGTATTAGAAGCATTTAAGTCAGGTCTTGCCGGTTCTTCTGAACCATTAAGAAGGTTTGGAATAAACGCATTAGATTCTTCTATTGAAGCTCACGCATTAGCAAATGGGATAGGTAATATGACTGATGGATTTAAGGAGCTTGACCCTGTTACAAAATCACAGGTAAGAGCACAAGCCTTAATTTCATTAGCTTATGAGCAATCAAGTGACGCCATAAGTGGTTTCGCTGCAAATAATGACTCTTTAATTCGCAGGCAACAAAACCTTAAAGCTAACTTCAAAGAAATATCTGCCACAATAGGTGAAATATTTATACCGATAGTTGATGATCTTGTTAAAAAATTACTTCCTGTTGTAGAAAAGTTTAGAGAATGGGCTGAAGAAAATCCTAAAATAGTAAAATGGATTTTGATTGGTACGGTAGCTGTATCTGGTCTTATTGCTGTTATAGGAGTACTTGGATTGGCTTTGACATCAGTAATGGGAATAATGGCTGCTGTTGTAACTCTTGGTTTATTGCCAATAATTGTAACCATAGGGACAGCAATAGCAACCATTGGATCTCTTATTGCAATAGCATGGTATCTTAATAAAAATTGGGGTGACTTATGGTACGGTATGCAACTAGTAACTGCTCAAATCGCAAACGCTATAACAAACGTGTACGAAAAAATGATTAACTTTATTATTAGTGGTCTTAATAGTGTTATTGATATAGCAAATAAGTTAATTAACCAACTTGCTAAGATTCCAGGAATGGAAAAAATAGTTTCAAAACTAGAAATAAGCAGGATTGCAGACGTAAGTCTTGGGCGTATAGACACAGATTCTATTGTACAAGCCTCATTAGACCCTAACGGAATGGCTGGAAAATCATTTACAGGTGCATTAAGTGAGCAGTTTGGTGATTTTGTTACAGATCAAGGTGCATTTTCTGGAAACAATGGAGGTAATGTTGTAAACATCAACGGTGGAATATTCGGCTCAGACGCTGGAGAAGAGCTTGGGAACATGATAATTAAACAACTAGAACTAAGAACAAAACTATAATGTCAGTATCAATAACAATAGACGGAGTGGAAAGAAGTAGTGTTGTTGATTTCACAAGACTCCGTAGATCAAACCAAATAAACGATAAAACAGATACTCTTATCTTTGAAATACTACGAGGTGGAAGTAAAACATATACACCAAAAGTAGGTGATGAGATTATCATGACAATAAACTCTATCAGAGAATTTGGTGGAGTTATTGTTCGTGTTACCGATGAAATGGAAACACCAAAGCTCGTAAGATATAAAGTAGAGTGTAAAGACTATGCTCACGTGTTCGATAGACAGCTTGTCACGCAAAACTATACAAACACAACCGTACAAGCGATTATTGAGGATATTGTAGATACTAAAACGACTGGATTTACTTATACACAGGTTAATGCACCTATTTCAGTAAAGTCTATTTCATTTAATAGGCTCACACCTAGTAAGTGTTTAGAAAAGCTCGCAAGAAAGACTAACTATCACTGGTTCATTGATTATTACAAAGATGTAAACTTTAATGCTAAAAACTCTCAAACAGCACCATTCAACTTAACTGATGATGATACAAGCGATGATTACGGAAAATATATATACATGTCGCTTAAACAAGAACGTGACTTTTCTCAGATTCGTAACGTAATTCTTGTAGAAGGAGGTGAAGAAGTAGGAGTAACAAGGACAATTACTCGTGATGGTGGAGAGGCTTCAAGTGAAGGTGTACTTAACCTAGAATACAAGTTTTCAGAAAAGCCAACGGTTACCGTAAATGGTTTTGCTCAAACAATTGGTATTGATTTCCTTGATGACGATAATTCTTTTGACGCTATGTGGAACTTTAACGAGAAGTATCTACGCTGGACGCTAGGAAACGAGCCAACAGATGGTGACGTAATTCTTATTACAGGGACACCTTTGTTTCCTATCATTGTAAATGTTCCTGACAACGACTCTATCGGAGAGTTTGGAGTATATGAGCATACGATCACTGATGACACTATTCGTTCTTCAGATGAAGCTATTGAACGAGCTATTGCTGAAATATCAGCGTATGGTGACTCTATTGTTGAAGGTTCATTCAAGACATATAATAGTGGTCTACGTGCAGGTCAACTGATCAATATAAAAGACACCTTTAGAGATATTGATGAAGATGTTTTGATTCAATCGGTATCACTTAGATCAATAACACCAAACGGTGACAGGCTTGAGCATAATGTTAAATACGCAACACTAAAAACAATTAGTATTATTGATTTCCTTCAAGAACAGATACTTGACGATAAGATTACTGAGGGACAACTTGAGCAACTACTATCTCTCGTGCGTGTACAAGACTCTGCAAGCACCTCAGATACACTTAATGCACCAACAGTGATAACTAGTCCATATAAGTGGTCACCAAGTGCTGACGGCTTTTCATGGGGCTTTGGAAAATGGTCTTAGTAGTACAACAATCTAATTCGTGATATAATTGATACATAAGCTAAAGCGGACTAACCGAGAGAGCAGTTAATTTATTTTGACTGCTCTTTATTTTTTATGGAACTACAAAACAAAAACTTTATAAAAGGAAACCTGACAATAACTAAGTCTATTAAGGGCGTAATCCTTAACCGTGTTCACGAAACGAACAAAGTAGTTTCATCAGCAGGGTATGGTCGCAACTTAATTGTTAGACAACTTGCAGGTGATACGACTTACGGAATTGCTGTTACGAGTGGAGCTATTGGAGATGACAATACTCCGGCAACTGACTCAGATACAGGACTAGGAAACGCTGTATTCTCAAACATTACCGTTGAAGCAAGCACGTTCTCAGGTGACTCATGTACCTTTTCATTCTTCATTCTCGATTCTGAATTGCCAAACGGTACTTATTACGAGTTTGGATTGTTCATCGGGACACAATTACTAGCACGAGCTGTCTTTGATACTCCTTATGTTAAAGGGGCGTCAGAAGATACTCGAATTGATTATTCGATTCAAATATTATAAGAAATAACAAACACTAAAATGCCAATTTCACCAGACAACACAGCAAGAGCTGATGACTTCATTAACTCAAGCGAAAAAGACGTAACACCAGCAAACGACAATGGTCGTGTTGTTAAACTTGAGCAAGTGGCAGGAGAAGATGCAAAGATACATAGTGATTTTCTTCCTAAGAGTCCAAATATTATTGTATATAAAATTGACGATGAATTAACTTATTCAAATAACTCACGGTTTGATATTACTAACCCAAGTGGCTCTACCTTTAGATACACATGGGACGGTAATGGTAATAATCCTAGTATAAATGCAGATACGGTGCCGATAGGTTCAATAATTATAATTTCTGAAACTAATTTTAACGCTCTAAATGAAGGAACTTTTGAGATTACAGGGGTTGGTACTAACTATTTTGAATTAGAAAATGCTTCAGGTGTTGTTGAATCTAACAAAGAAACTGGCGATGGTTATATAATAGTAAGCCAATCTTTCACATGGAATAAGCCAAATGACTTAAAGTTTGCTGTGGTTGAGGTACTAGGTGCTGGTGGAGGTGGTGGAGGTACTACTGACAGTGATGGAAGTGGTGAATTTGGTCCGGGAGGAGGTTCAGGCGGTTATGCAAAAAAGAAATTTAATGCAGATGATTTAGGTTCTTCAGAAATAATAACGGTAGGTGGTAAATGTCCCGGAGGTGGTAACCAGTCAAAACTTGCTTTAACAGGTGTTCAAGGGGGGAGTTCATCCTTTAGCACTTTCATGACTGCTACAGGGGGGGCTATCCCTGTTAGAAATGACGGTCCGGGAGGTGAGGGTGGTATTGCTACAGGTGGAGATATAAATTTTAAGGGTGGAAACGGTGAAAAAGGCTCAGAATTTTCTGGTTCTGGTTCAGGTGGTAATTCTTTTTTCTCAGGTGGAGCAACTGGTGTTTCTGGAAACACTAACGGAAACGATGCTGAAAAAGCATCAGGAGCTGGAGGTAGCGGAGCAGGGAAAAACAACAGTGCTGGTAGAGATGGAGGAAAAGGTGGTTCAGGTTTAGTAATCATAACAGAATACTTCTCATAACATCATGACAACAAACACAACACTAAAAATATATAAAGGAGATGACGTCTCAATCAACATAACCGCTTATGATTAAACTCAAATCAACAAAACAAGTAACAGTAAACCCAGTATCAGAATACAAATCAAACGTATTCTTGGAAATTAAGGAAATATTATTTAATGAATTTGCAAAAGCGTCATTTAGTTACTTTTACTACGATAAAAATAGAGCAAAGAATTACATATCAATTAAAAAAGATATACTTGTGTTTGACTTTGATACACTTGTTCAGCTTGAGCAAGCAGTCGGAGGATTAACAGGAGATAACTTTATTGAAAAGTTAAAAGACTTAGTAGCTAAACTAGCTATCTATAACCTTACAAACGTAGAGCCAACATTCGGACTTTCTGGTAATGAGTGGGAAGTAACTACAGAAGAAACACCAGACGTGTTACCTCAAGAAGAGCCAGTAGTAGAGGAAGTAATTGAAGAAGTAGTAATAGAGTAATATGCTTAACTTCGTTTTATTCATCTTAGCTCTAATTATATTCGTAACCTGTTTACCTTTAATGATTATCTATGCCTTAATAGATACTAAAGAGACCTTGTCGTCATTTTTCGGAAAGATGGCACTATCAATAGACATCACAGGGAATGTAATGTTCTCAGGAATGTTTAATGATTGGCTTGCAACTGGATATAAGTTTGGAAACAGAAAGGAAACTATATCATCGGTATTAGGAAAGAATAAAAGAGATGGAACATTAACGGGGCTAGGTACATCGCTAGCAAATATACTGGACTTCATAGATGAAAACCACTGTATTAAATCAATAGACAACAACGTATAGTTGTTTCTAATGAGTATTTGAACTATTAAACAATAGTAACAAGTTGGAATGCTCATAGAAATTATTATCCAAAAGGAAAAATATATTATCAACATTCAATCAATTTTATTTAACTAAAAAAATTATGACACTAAGACAAAAAGACACATCATTACCGCAAGACGGAAACGGTGTAACAATACCAATAACAGTACCAACGCCAGCGTTGGCAAGAACAAGAGATACATCAATCTCTACATCAACAGAAATCACCCTTAATTCAGGAACAAGTTACTTGGAAGTAACAGCTATTGATGACCACGTATACCTAAAGTATGGAACTGATGACGTAACAAACGCAAACTTCGACGAGTTTATCCATGCAGCGTCTACGCACGCATACGAGGTACCAGAAGGTATCACAGCTATCAATCTTATCGACGATGGGAACGGAGCAACAGTTATCGTAATCGAAAAATAACCATGCAATCACTTAACTCACTAAACAACTTAAATGTT